GTGATTTGTGAGACTGATTACTCACGGTGGGATGGGACGGTGTCGATTTGGATGCGCAAGCAATTGGAGCGTTCAATTTTGCTACACTGGTTACCAGCTGAACACCGATCTGAGTTTGGGCGCCTCATTGATAACGAGGTGCTCGCCAGTGCGCGTACGCGCAATGGTGTGTCTTACATCCCCGCTGGTAGTCGCTTGAGTGGCTCAATGCTCACGAGTCTTGGCAACACGTTGATGAATGCGTTCATCGCATATGCCGCCGCACGTTCGATCGGCGGCCGCAACCCGGATGAAGCTTGGGCCATGATTGGCCCTACTTGTGGAGACGACGGATTGACTTGTCTCGCGCCCGACCTAGTACAGGGAGCCGCCTCTTGTCTTGGTGTCACACTTAAGTGTGTTGTACGCCAACGCAATGACGCGGTCATGTTTCTTGGTCGTTGCTTCCATGATCCATGGACCACACCGCAGAGCACTCAAGACGTTTGCCGCACACTGGGGAAATTGCACATCAGCATGTCACCATCTACTATACCGGAGCATGTCGCACTCTTCAACCGCGCAAGTGGCTATTTCAACCTTGATCCAAATGCACCCATCGTGTCTGCTTGGTGTGTCCGCACCCTTGCTACGCTATCTCGGAATCACGGCGACCTTACTGACCTTGCCCGACAATATGATCTGCGGGCCGACACTCCTTATTATAGCAGTGGAGTTATCGAAGGCAGCTGGGACACTTGGCCCCAACCGCCTGTCGGTTGCCAACTTGCCGTCAAACGAGTGGCTGAAGCTCTTGGAGTCGGCAGTGGCCAAGTTGAAGCTTGGCATCGCCTCATCCGAAGTGATGCAACAGATGCAGAAATCGAAGGCATTATCCGAGTTCCGGAAAGTGCTGGCACTCTCATATCCATTGTCGATGGATCAATTGCGCCATGCTCTGACCGAAGCGATGGCCCAATCCCTAAGCCTCCAGGCCGGGGACTGGTCTGTGAGCAATACCGGAGTTTGCTTTCAACCGAAGTGGGCACACCCGGTGATCATCAACGACGAAGAAACAGAGGACGCAACACCCAAATGCGGGTGTTTGTAAATACTTCACATAACCAAACCAATTTAAC